ACTGGACGTAGTGCTTGAAGGCGGTATCGGTGCGGCCATGCCCGCAAGCACGGCTTACTTCCTCCGCCTTGGCGAAGATGGCCTCCGGTATCGCTACCACCCGGATCGCAACTTCGTGAAGTTCGGCGGGATGCAGCGCCCTGTGAATCAGGACGCGATGGTTCAGCACATCGGCCTTTACGGCAACCTGACCATCAACAACCCGCTGCATTTGGCGAAATTAAGGGATGTCTAACGTTTTTGTTTTGCTTGAAAGGAACACAGCACTATGAGCCGTAATATCACCCCGTCTCTCGGCATCAACCTCGATTATATCTATGGGGCAACCGAAAGGCTTGATGTTCCGCTTGGAACGGTCGTGCGCGGTGCGGATGGCCGAATGTGGATTCTTGCGCAGGCTTCTGCGGGGATCGCCAATAACACGGCGGTTATTCTCACGGAGCCGGCAATGACCATTGCCGCGGGCGCTGGATCATTCACAACCCGAAAAGGCGCACTGACCACAGGTCAACGCGCTTGGGTTCAGTCCAACGCGATCTAATCGGACCGGAACAGAAAGAAACGGGCCGGGGCGAAATCCCCGGCCTTTTCATTTTCACACGCTCTCAGAAAGCAATGACATGAACGATCAACCCAAAACCATCCGCCCGCGCTTCTACAAAGAAGCGACGTTGAATGAAGCCCGCACGAAGGCTGAGGGGCGCCCGATTTACGACGATGTTGAATACGTCGAAATTAACTACCCCGGCGACCGTTTGCAGCGCCTTGTGAGGCTCGCGGATGATCCTGTCAGCAATGGCGGGCCGAGTTATGCGGAACTTTACCCGGATTATTACGCAGCCTTCAAGCGTGGCGAATCCCGCGCTGTTTCTGGCACTCCGCTTGAAGCTTGGCCGATTCTCACGACTGCTCGCGTTGCGGAGCTGAAGGCCAGCAATATCCTTTCGGTGGATGAGCTTGCCGAAGTCAGCGACGGCAATATTGGGAAGCTTGGCCCCGGCGCTCGCGACCTTCGCGAACAGGCCCGCGCGTTTCTTAATAGCGCGAAGGGCGGGGCAAATGTCGCTGCCATGGCGCAGGAAATCTCCAACTTGAAAAAGATGGTTGAGGCGCTGACGCAAGGTATCGGCGCTCCCCCCTCTGTTTCGGCCTCAGAAATGCAGACCGTCGATATCAACGACGCGACAGATGAACAACTGAAGCAGTTCATCAAGGAGCAGACCGGCGCGGCCCCTCGCGGCAATCCAAGCCGTGAAACGCTGCTGGCTCGCGTTGCTGAACTGGCCCAACCCCAGGAAGCTGCATAATGACTGTTCTCCAAGCTTGCCAAACCGCTGGATTGCGACTGACGGGCACGCGCCCGCCAACTGTCTTTTCAACGAATGATCGTTTTTCGGCGGAACTGGCAGACTTGGCAACGGAAACAGCAATCGGCATCGCAACAGCGCATGACTGGCAAGTTCTGACCAAGAAGCACACGATCCCGGGGGACGGCGTAACGACATCGTTCGCGCTGCCCTCCGATTACGACCGGATGCCGATCAAGTCGAATGTCTACAGCACGCGCTCTTTGATTGCCTTTTTGCCCGTGCAGGATCTTGACCAATGGCTGGAATTTGAAGTTCAGCCCGTTGTTGGTTCGCCGGGGTATTGGATCATTCTTAACGGGCGATTCCAGGTGTTGCCCGTGATGGGCTCTAGCGAGATTGCCAAGTTTTATTACGTCTCAAATGAGATTATCACAAACGGCACAGCTAACAAAACCGAGTTTTCAGCCGATGCAGACGTGTTTAAGCTGTCGGAACGCCTTCTGACGCTTGGCATTATCTGGCGTTGGCGGGCTCAGAAGGGCCTTGACGATACACAAGACCTCGCGAACTACCAGACCGCCTTAAATGAAGAGATTGGGCGCGATAAGGGAAGCCGCATTATTTCCGTTGGGCGGGCTCGCGTGCCTTTTGGCGCTGAAATGGCCTATCCGGGGATAATTATTGGCTAACTTACCCATGCCCACGCCCTATTTTGAAATATCGACGCAACAGCGCCTCGGGAAACCCCAAACATTGAGGCAATTTGCGTTTCCGTTGCCGATCCACGCATCGCCTTTATCCGCTTAACATCGTCAAGCGTTAATTTGCTGTTCCACTGCTTCTCGCCCCGCGAGTCAGTCCCGTGAATAATACGGTCTTTTGAGTTTTCTTGAGCTGTAGCCCACCGCAAGTGATTGGGGGCGCAGCATCCCAAGTGACCCTTGCCGCAACTGTGCGCGGCGTGGTGTTTGGGCGTCGGTGCCGGACCGTGAACGTGCTCACAAACGACCCGAGGGACCACGCTCCCTTTGCCGTTATATGAAACCCAACCATAGCCACGCGACGTGGTGAACGGCCAAATTAGGCAATCTGGACCCGCATGATTGAACGCGACATCAACCAAAAAGGAAGCCGCCGCATGGCGGTGCTTTTTAATAATGGTTGGATCACCATGATTGCGCCACCTAGTGTAATGCTGCGAGCACCAGCCTCGGCTGTTGATAGCGGCCTTGTCGCATTCGTTTATTGTGCATATGCTGAAGTTAGCCATATCAATTCTCCATCGTGGATTGATGCGGTTAGAGCGGCACTGCAAGTGAGGATTTGCATGGCCGCTCGTTTGTTCTACAGCTATACCGCCGGCGGTGCAACGCCATGATGCGAAAATCGGCGAACAAATCTCCTCGACCGGCACGGGTAAAAAAATTCCCCGCTCCGGTAAAGGGGTGGATTGCGAACCAGAACCTTGCCATTGCTGAGCCTCAGGGCGCGGCCATGCTTGAAAACTGGTTCCCGACCGCGACGGGCGTTCGTCTCCGCAAGGGCAATGCCCGTCATGCGATTATCAACACGGGCGAGGCGGTGGTTTCCCTTTTTTCCTATGCAAACGGGGCTAACAAATCATTGTTTTGCGCAACCGAAACCGGAATTTACAACATCACTTCGCCTGAATCCGATGAAGATTTTGTCCTGTCCAACGAAAATAACGATGAGCTTGTTGATGAAGGCGGAAATTTTATAGGCTCTGACAGCCTCCCGCCTGCATCTGTAACCAGTCTCACGGGCGGTGCTTGGGTATCGGCACAATTCGCCACTCCGGGGGGCGTGTTTCTGCGCCTTGTCAATGGTCAGGACACGTCGCTTGTTTATGATGGCTCAACCTTCAATACGGCCCTCGCCATTACAGGCGTTTCTAGCAATACATTGTCGTATGTGTGGGCTTTCAAAAACAGGCTGTGGTTTGTCCAGAAGGATACGCTGAACGCTGCATATCTAAACGCTGTAGACGCGATTAGCGGTGCCGCTTCTCTGTTTCCTCTTGGTGGCGTGTTCCAGCTTGGCGGCTCGCTTTTGTTCGGGGCGTCGTGGTCGCTGGACGAAAATAGCGGCCTTTCGGCGTCCAATGTTTTCGTCACGACTGAAGGCGAGGTCGCTGTCTATCAGGGGAGCAACCCGGCAAGCGCATCAGATTTTACCCTTCGCGGTGTTTATCGCATCGGTCGCCCTCTTGGGCCGAACGCCTTTATCCGTGCGGGTGGTGATCTGATCATTGCAACAGAAATTGGGTTTGTCCCTCTTTCGCAAGCTATTCAGCGCGACGTGGCGGCTCTTGCCCCGGCTGCGGTATCCTACCCCATTGAGACGGTATGGAACAACGCCGTTGCAACATCGCAAGGGGCCTGGACGGCGGTTCTTTGGCCCTCTGAGCAGATGACGATTGTTTGTCCACCAGCCGGGTATTCCCGGCGCGGAGAGTTGTTTGTCGCCAATTCCCGAACAGGGGCTTGGTGCTTGTTTACGGGCCAAAAAATCAACTGCCTGCATGTTTATGATGGGCGGTGCTTCTATGGCTCAACCGATGGCCGTATTGTTGAAATGGAAACAACGGGCTCGGATGAGGGAAGTGTTTACACTGGAACAGTAATTCCGTTGTTTGATGATCTTCGCTCTCCCGCTCAAGCAAAAATTCCATTGCTAGGGCGTGCTACACTGATCGCGCCTAGCGATCCGCCCGTTACGCTGTCATGCCAGTTTGACTACAACATCAACCTTCTTGCCGCGCCTGATGCTTCGCCAACGATTGCTGGCTCGGTGTGGGGTGGCGGCGTTTGGGGATCGTCAACATGGGGCGCGCAGACAACGCGCTCGACGTTCCAGCGTTGGAACAGTGTTGGTGGCTATGGCTACGCTGTCGCGCCCTCGCTTCAGATTTCAAGCGGTGGGCTCACTCCTCCTAACATTGATCTTGTCAGCATTGATCTGACTTATGAAACGGCAGATATCGTTTCGTGATCATCACAGGCGGGAGGGTGATTGAATATGTCTCATCCAAGATTGGCAGAGATATCATCCCGCCATGCACTGCCATCGGTCGCGAAAAAGACGGGTTAATCGTTGCGGGTGTTGTGTTCAACATCTATACCGGCCCCGATATCGAAGTGACTGTAGCTGCCGAGCAAGGTGGAGTAACACGCGGGCTTGTTGCGGCATGCGGTCGTTACGTTTTTAGCCAACTTGGCTGTTTACGAGCGTCTATCACAACAGA